ACCGATTGCAAAATCTCCTGATGTAAAAGGTGCATTATCAAGTTTTGGTGAAGCATTTAAAGCTGCTAGAGCTAAAGGTGTTGGAACTAAATTTGCATACAATGATAAAATGTATTCAGCTGTAACTAAAGATGATATCTCTAGAGCAGGTAAAACAAATTTAAAAGAATTTTTAAATGCAGCTAAAAGAAAAGATACTAAACTTGCAAAAGCTCCTGGTCAAATTACAGACAGAAATAGAGGTCAGCTAAAAAGAGGTGGCGGAGTTGATGTAGATAAAGCAAAAGAATTTAGAAAAAATAGAAAAACACCTATCAGAACTTTTGTAAAAAATACTCTTGAAGGAAAATACATGGACAGAAGAAAAAGCACAGTTGATCCTAGAGAAGCAGTTGGTAATAGAAGAGTAATTAACAGAATGAAAACTGGCGGAAGCGTCATGGCTCGTGGCTGTAAGATGGGTAGAAAAAAAGCAACGAAAATCTACTAATGTAATGGTTGCATTAGTTTTTGATTCAGATAAAAAGGGGTAAGATGAGTTCAGAAATATTTGAAGAAGACGATACATTAAAAGTTGAAGAGAATACTGAAGAACCTAAATCCAAAGAATTTAGAATCGAAGGCGAAGAAATAGAAGAAGAAGTTGTTGTAGCTGAAAATAATTTTTACTCAAATCTCGCAGAAGAACTAGACGATAATATTCTACAAAAAATTTCATCACAGTTAAAAGGTGAGTATGAAAGAGACAAGTCATCAAGAAAAGAATGGGAAGACGGATATACATCAGGACTTGATCTTTTAGGTTTTAAATACACACAACCATCAAAACCTTTTAGAGGAGCGTCAGGCGTGACTCATCCACTTTTATCCGAGGCTATTACGCAATTTCAAGCACAGGCTTATAAAGAATTATTACCATCATCAGGCCCAGTAAAAACAGCAATCGTTGGTGTTCAAAATGAAAAAACAGAGGATCAAGCTTCACGGGTCAAGAACTTTATGAATTATCAAATCACAGAAAAAATGGAAGAGTACACTCCTGAAATGGATCAACTTCTTTTTTATCTTCCTCTTGCAGGATCAGCTTTCAAAAAAATCTACTATGATGAAATCATGGATAGACCTGTTGCAAAGTTTGTTCCTGCTGAAGATATTATTGTTCCTTACTATTCATCAAATCTACAAGATTGTGAGAGAATAACTCATTGTCTACGAATGTCAGAAAATGATTTATATAAAAAAATGGACTCAGGTTTTTATAGAGATGTAGATATTAAACCATCTACAAATTCTCAAACATCTATTCAAAAAAAGTATGATGAGTTAGAAGGTAAATCACCAACTCAACAAGCATATAATTATCAAATATTAGAAATGCATGTTGATTTAAATTTAGAAAAATTCGAAAACCCTGAAGATAAAGAAAAGAAAATTAAAGTTCCATATATAGTTACTATTGATGAAGGCTCAGGTAAAATTTTAAGCATATATAGAAACTACGAAGAAGGCGATAGACTTTTTAAAAGAAAAGATTACTTCGTTCATTACAAGTTTTTACCAGGTCTAGGCTTTTATGGATTTGGTTTAGTTCACATGATTGGTGGCTTAACAAGAACAGCTACACAAGCATTAAGACAATTATTAGATGCAGGTACATTAGCAAACTTACCTGCTGGTTTTAAATCTAGAGGTATTAGAATTAGAGATGATGATCAACCTTTTCAGCCAGGAGAGTTTAGAGATGTAGATGCACCTGGCGGTAATATTAGAGATCAGTTTCAAATATTACCTTTTAAAGAACCATCGCAAACATTATATAGTTTATTAGGTTTTGTTGTTAACGCAGGTCAACGTTTTGCAAATATTGCTGACATGGCAGTAGGAGAGGATGCACAAAACAGAGCTGTGGGATCAACCCTTGCTCTTTTAGAAAGAGGCTCTCGTGTGATGAGTGCTATTCACAAAAGATGTTACTACTCTATGAGACAAGAGTTCAGAATGCTCCATAAAATTTTTGCTACGTTCTTACCCCCTATCTATCCGTATCAAGTTTATGGAGCAGACCAAATGATTAAAGCAGCAGACTTTGATGGAAGAGTTGATGTTTTACCAATAGCTGATCCAAATACTTTTTCAGTTGCACAAAGAGTAACTTTGGCAAATGAGCAATTAAAAATTGCTATGAGTAATCCTCAACTGCATGACGTAAGAGAAGCTTACCGAAGAGTTTACGAAGCGTTAGGAACACAGGCTATTGATAGTTTATTAAAACCTGTTGAACAACCGATTCCAAAAGACCCTGCATTAGAAAATACTGATGCTATGAATTTAAAACCTTTAAAAGTTTTTGCAACACAAGATCACGAAGCACATATACAAGCTCATATGGCTTTTATGAAATCAAGAATGGTTCAAGTAAATCCACAAGTATATGCAGTTTTACAATCACACATTTCAGAACATATTTCTATGAAAGCAAATCAAGAAGTTGTTGAAGCTATGGGTGCTGATCCTCAACTTGTACAACTTGCTGAAACAAATCCTGAAGCTTGGACAGTTCAATATAATGCTATGGTGGCACAAAGAGTTGTCGAGTTAACTACAAACCTAGTTCAAATGGAAGGTGGTCAACAAGACCCTCTAGTTGCTCTTAAATCGAGAGAACTTGATTTAAAAGCTATGGATATGCAACGTAAATCAAATGAGTTTTCTATGGAAGAACAAAGAAAACAAAATGAAACTATGATTGATACTTCAATTGAACAAGCAAGATTAGATCAGGCTGCACAAGGACAAGCAGAAAGAATTAGAGTTGCAGAAGAAAAGCTTGATATTGCAAGAATGAAAGAAATGAATAGGAAAAACTAATGTGGAACTGGATTAAAAAAATATTTTCTCCTAAAAAACAGGAAGAAACTAAAAAAGAAGTTGAAGAAACTCTAGATTTGTCAAAAATGACTAAAGGAGATTTAAAAAAGTTGTATGCACAAGGTAAAATTACAGCTGATAAATTAAAACCTTAAAAAAAATGTCTAGAGAAAAAAGAAAAGGACTAAGTGGAGGTAAAAAATATGGGCCACCCCCAAAAAGAGGGCCAAATCCTCAAGGAATTAAGGTCAAACTTCAAAAAAAATCTTTCAGCATACGACAACCTAACAAAAAATGAGAAAATAATTTTTCTTTCAGGTATTTTTGACGGGGAAGGCAGTTTTGGAGTATGGAGTCGTGGTAAAAATAGACCAAAACAACTACAAATTAAGGTAGAAACATGTGATTCAGACATGGTAGCTCGTTTTCATGAAATGTTTGGTGGAATATTTCACACTACTGGCTCAAGAAAAGCACATCACAAAAATTTATTTCGTTGGAAACTGGTTGGAGAAAGGGCTTGGATTGTTCTTCAAGAAATGATACCATATATGTGTTTAAGAAGAAGGAGAAAATACAATGGCTTGGTTAAACCTGCTGGGTATGGCTGTGAAGACTGGGGCTCATATCTACAAAAACAAACAAGAAACGAAGAAATTAATGTCAGATGCTCAAATGAGAACAGCAGAGCGTATGGCCAACGGACAGATTGAATACCAGGGCAAACTTCTTGAAGCCCGTCAATCAGACTGGAAAGACGAATTCATTTTGCTTTTGCTCTCGGTGCCAATCGTGATGCTAGGATTTGCAGTTTGGTCAGATAATCCTGAGCACATGGAAAAGATGCAACTTTTCTTCGAGTATTTCTCGAACCTCCCATTTTGGTACCAAACAATTTTCGTAGGTGTCATAGCGAGTGTTTATGGCCTTAAGGCTACTGATTTGATAAAAAGAAAATAATTGCATTTCTTATAATTTCACTTATAACGCTGATATGGAGTCATTAGACATAGAAACATTACGTGCAATCAAAAGATTGTGCGATAAAAAAATAGAAAATATCAGCGAACAAATAATCTACGGGAGTATAGACAATTATGAGAAATTACAGTATTCTAGGGGACAAATTAGTTCGTTAAATTCGCTAAAGGAGGATTTGAGCGAACTGCTCAGAGATGAAAATGACAAAGACTGAAAAAAACATAGCTAGTGATGAAGATAATTTCATCGTACCAAAAACCAAAGAGGAAAAAGAAGAATATATTAGTTCTTTACCAAATCCCACAGGTTATCGTTTATTAATCAGACCATTTGCAGGAAAACAAAAAACTAAAGGTGGAATCCTGTTAGCAGATACTACTATCGAAACTATTCAAGCAACAACTGTTGTTGGATTAGTAATTAAGATGGGTAATCTTTGCTATCGTGATAAAGAAAAATTTCCCCTTGGTGCGTGGTGCAAAGAAGGTCAGTTCGTGATGTACGGTAGATATGCAGGTTCCCGTTTTAAAAACAAATGGGGTGAGCATAGAATTTTGAATGATGATGAAATTATTGGTGTTATACAAAAACCTGAAGACATCGCTACACTATACTAAGGAGAATAAATGATGGCACAAGAAGAAGTAAAACAATCAAAAAAAGATATCGAAATAGATACGGATGACGTGAAGCAAGAAGACTTAACAGTTGAAGTTAAAGAATCAGCTAACAATGTCGAATCAAAAGAGAAACCAAAACTAAATTTCGGTGAAGTAGATTTAGGGTACACGGATCACGGAACTCCTGAAGAGACTGAAGAAAAAAAAGATGACAAACCTGAAATAAAAGTTGAAGAAGATAAGGTCGATGAAATCAAAGAAGAATTAAAAACAGAAGGAAAAGAAATCGAAGGTGAGAAAGAAGAACTTGCCGAAGATGAAAAAGATTTCAAGAGTTTATATAAAAAATATAAACAACAAAATAGAAGAATTGACAAACTAACTTTTAAATCAAAAGAAGCTGAAAGGCAAAAAGCTGCTGCTGAAGAATTAGCAAGTGGCATGAAGAAAAAATTAGATGAAATAGAAAAAAAATATAATGTTGAATCTGATAATTATTTAAAAGAGTTTGAAGCTAGAGTTGACTCACAAAGAGAGCAAGTAAAAAATAATTTACAACTTGCTATCGAAAACAATGATTCAAAAGCTATAATGGAAGCTAATGATCAATTAACTCAATTAGCTGTTCAAAAAGAAAAAGCTAAAATAAGAGCAGAAGAAAGAAAAGTAGCTCTAGAACAAGCAGAAGCTCTTAAAAAAGAAGAAGAAAAAAGAGCAAAAGAACAACCTAAAACTGAAGAACAACCTACTCCTTCAGAAAAAGCTATGTCTTTTAGGGAAAAACATAAAGCTTGGTTTGGTTATGATAAAGACCCAGCCTTAACTGCTTATGCAGTAGCCTTAGATGGACAAGTAAGACAGGAGGGTATTGAAGTTGACTCAGATGACTATTATAATGAAATAGAAAAAAGGTTAGACCCTATTTTAACAGCTAAAGGTTTGAAAGAACCAGCTGAAGCTGTTGAAGCTAAGCAGAAAGCAAAACCTGTCCAAACTGTTGCTTCTGCTGGAAGAAAAGAAGTTGGACGCAAAACTGTGACACTCACCAAATCACAGGTAGCAATAGCTAAAAGATTAGGTGTGCCACTTGAAGAGTACGTTAAATATGTGAAGGAGGCTCAATAATATGAACGATACTATAAAAAGAACTTCACGCAACGCTGAGTCGAGAGAAGTTAACGAAAGAACAAAGACTTGGCAGTTACCATCTAGTTTAGATGCTCCAAAAGCACCTAACGGTTTCGAGCACAGATGGATAAGAACAAATGTGCAAGGTTTTGAAGACACGTCTAACGTGACTAAAAAACTTAGAGAAGGATGGGAATTTGTGAAAGCAGAGGAAATTAAAAATGACCCTGATATTCACAAGTATCCTAAAATAACCGAAGGGAAATATAGTGGATGCATTGGAATTGGAGGCCTTGTGTTGGCAAGGATACCGACAGAGATTCTAAGACAGCGATCCGAGTATTTCAAAAGACTTACTCAAGATCAACTTAAAGGTGTCGACAACGATCTTATGAAGGAACAACATCCAAGTATGCCGATCAATATTGATAGGCAGAAAAGAGTTACCTTTGGTGGTGGACGCAAAAATTAATCTTTTTGTTATTCCTACTCTAGAGGTTGGCTAAAATAAAAACAAAAACTAAATAGGAGATATAATACTATGTCAAACGTAAGTGAACAGTTCGGTCTAAGACCGTACAGAAAACTTGACGGTACTCCCCTAGTTGGTGCTCAAAACAGATACACAATTGCAAGTAACTATGGAACTGCAATTTTCCAAGGTGACCTGGTTGTACCAGTAACTGCTGGAAACATTGAAAGACATGTTTACAACAATAGTTCGTCTGTCATTGGGGTTTTTAACGGATGTTTTTACACTGATCCGACAACTCAAAAGCCGACTTTTAGCAACTATTATCCAGGCAGCATTGTGGCTTCGGACATTACAGCATTTGTAGTGGATGATCCTGATGCGGTCTTTTTAATGGACGCTGATGCGACTTTTGCAAGAGCGGATATTTTTAAGAACTACTCTGTTACTAACACAACAGGGAATACTAAAACAGGAATCTCGAAAACTCAATTAGATGTTTCCGAGAGTGGAACTAACGCATCATTTGTAATTCAGGCAATTGATATTTCTCAAGACCCTAATAACAGTGATACTGGTTCTGCTAATGCAAATATTCTTGTAAGAATAAACAAACACTTTTACCGTGATGGTACAGGTATCTAATAAGGAGAATAGACAATGGCTATATCAAGACAACAGCTAACTAAAGAGTTAGAGCCAGGACTGAATGCCTTATTCGGCCTGGAATACAGTAGGTATGATAACCAACATGCGGAAATCTACAATACTGAATCATCTGACAGAGCTTTTGAAGAAGAAGTAATGTTAAGCGGTTTCGCTGGTGCACCAACTAAACAAGAGGGTGCTTCAGTTGTGTTCGATCAAGCTAATGAAGCTTATACAGCTAGATACACACACGAAACTATTGCTTTAGCATTTGCTATCACTGAAGAAGCAATCGAAGATAACCTATACGACAGACTTGCTCAAAGATACACAAGAGCTTTAGCAAGATCAATGTCAAACACGAAGCAAGTAAAAGCTGCACAAGTGCTCAACCAAGCACAATTCACTGCTGTAACAGGTGGTGACGGTGTGCCTTTAATTGCGAACAATCACCCATTATCAAATGG